TGGCCCGACACCACGGCTCTTTTTTACAGGAGCCGTGAGCAAAAAGGGCCTGTTTCACAAACCCAATGGCTTTGACCAACTCAGAACTGGGTTTGGCGCTTGGCGTGACCGCGCAACGCGTCTCGGTCCTCAAACGCGAAGGCATGCCGACGGACAGCATCGAAGCCGCGAAAGCGTGGCGGGAAGCCCGGGCCAGCGTGCAACGTGCCCAGGCGCCAAAGGCCGCCCCTGCGCAGCTCGACGACGGCACCCTCGCCGACACGATCGCGGAACACCGCACCTTGGTCTCCCGTGCCCGCGGCGTCTGGCTCGCCGCCATGGAAGGGGGCGACCCCAACCAAGGGAAATACCAGTCCGCCTACAACGCCTCCCTCAAAACCCTCGTCGCGCTGGAGGAAGAGCAGGAACGCCGCCTCATCCTGGCTAAGGATTACATCTCCGCCCGCGAAGCCGGCGAAGCGATGCGCGAACTCTCCGCGACAGTCGTCAACCGACTCGACAAACTCGCCCTCGACGTGGCGGAAGCCTGCAACCCGGAGAACCCTGCCAAGGCCGTCAAGGCGCTGGAGGCTTGGGTACGCCGCGTGAAGGCCGAACTGTCCTCGCATGAAGAAGGCTGACCTGCTCCGCATCGGTCTGGATGTCCTGCGTCCTTCCGACAGCGGAGACGTGGTCGAATGGCTGGAGGACAACGTCCACGCAATCCCAGACTCACCGATGCCCGGGCCGTTCCGCTCCGAGCGGACTCCATGGATCGCCGAAGCGCTGCGCATCGCCGCCGACCCTGAGACGCGTCTGCTCACCATCCTCGCCAGCATCCAATCGGGCAAGTCCCTCTTCGCCCGCCTGTTCACCTGCCACATCGTCGCCAACGCTCCTGGCCCGACGATGGTGCTTCAGGCCACCGACAACGAGGCCAAGGACTTCGCCCTGCGTTACCTCCGCCCGGTCTGGAACAATTGCCCGCCCGTCAAAGCCCGCCTGTCCGTCGACGACCTCGACCGCTCGACGACGACCGACTTCGACCGCATGACGCTCTACTGCCGAGGCATCTGGAACGAAGCGAACCTTCAACGACTTTCCCTGCGTTACACCATCGCCGACGAGTGCTGGATGGCTCCGTCCGGACACCTCGCCGAACTGAGCGCGCGAGTCACGGCCTTCGGTTGGATGGGCAAGCGCATCTTCATGTCCCAGGGCGGACGGGCAGGGGACGAGTTCCACCAGCTGCACGAGTCCACGGACCAGCGTGATTGGAACATGCGTTGCCCGAAGTGCGACCACCTGCAACCTTGGTTGTGGGAACAGATCAGGTTCCCCGAGGACGCGAAGGCGACAGGCACTTGGGATTTGTCCAAGGTCAGCCTTGGCACGACCTACGAGTGCGCCGGCTGTCGGACGCTCTTGCCTGACACAAATGCCACCCGCCTTGAAGCCAACGCCCGCGGCATGTTCGTCTCTACGGCGACATCAGCCAACGCCGGGCACATCGGCCTGCATTGGAACAGCCTCGCCTCGATGAGCTGGGGCGAGCTTGGCGTGCTGATGCTCAAGGCAAAGCAGGCGGCTGACGAATACGGCGACGAGGAACCACGCCGCATCTTCAAACAGAAGCGGCTTGCCCTGCCTTGGTCGGAGGAAGGGGGCGAGATGACCACCGTCGCCGAGGCCGCCAATTACAAGATGACGGACGACTGGGACGCGGAGGCCGTGATTACCACGAAGGCCAAGGTCGTCGACCGTGACGGCGCTCCCAACGGAAGCATCCCTTTCCGCACGATGGGCGTCGACGTCCAGCGCGGTCACTTCTGGGTCGTCGTCCGCAGGTGGTCAAAGACCGGGCATAGCCGTCTGATGGCCTTCGCCCGCGTGGACTCCTGGGGCAACGTCGAAGCCTTCGCCAAACAGCACGGCGTGCATCAGGCCCTCGTCCTCGTGGACTCCGGCGACAACACGACCGAAGTCTACCGCGAAACCGCCAAGCGAGGCTGGAAGACCGCCAAGGGTTCCGGCTCCGACGACTTCGCCGTGACCTCCAAGGACGGGCAGACCACCCGCCGTTTCTATTCCGAGAAGCAGTCCATCGTCGTCCCGGGCATCCCCCAGCGGGCGACCCTGATTGTCTGGTCGAACACGGGCGGGAAAGACCTCCTGCACGGCCTCCGCGCCCGCAAAGTCTGGACCTATTCGCAGGACGCCACGACGGACTATGCCGACCAACTGAGCGCTGAAGTCCGCGTAAAGGACCGCCGGACGGGTAAGCCCCAATGGATACTTCCCCAGGGCAAGAAGGACAACCACGCCTTTGACTGCGAACTCCTCGCCCTCCTCGCCGCCGTCCGCTGGGGCATCGCCGGCAGGGAAACCGCAGAGACTGACTTGCCTTCCGCATGACACCCGTCAAGGTCCTATCAAGGGAACGGCGCATGGTGTTGCGGGAAGGAAGGTCCTGTGGCGTGGGCTGTGCGTCGTTCCCCCCTCTACTTCCAATCGGAGCAAGTTAAATGGCTTCAGGACTATTCATCGGACTGACGGAGTGCGAACTCCTCGACATCAAGGCGAAGGCTTTGGCTATGATCATGGAAGGCAAGACCCTGATGTCCTACTCCGACTCCGGCTCGTCCGCCTCAAAGCAGTTCGCCATGCCCCCGAAGGAGATGCTTTCCGAAGCCATGTTCGCCCTTTCTCGTCTCGACCCTGCCACCTATGGTCGCCGCACGACCATCATCTCGACGGATTGGCAGAACCGTAACGACTGATTTATGGCATCCCGTAAGAAAGTCCCCACCGTCAGCCTGCGTCCCAAGCAGCCGAAGGCGTTGCCCGCGGCCCCGAAGCCCCAGGCTTCCTACGGCGATTGGCAGAGCATCGGCGTGACGCGTGCCCGCCGTGCGTCCTACGGAGCCGAACCGCGCGACCTCCGCCGCGACCTGACGCCCTACGACCGCCTGACGATGATGCGCAAGTGCCGCTGGGCGGAGCGCAACTCGGGACTGTTCAAACAGATCCTCGCGGACATGTGCCTCTACACGGTGGGCGACGGCATCAAGCCCCAGAGCCACGCCTCGACCCCGGAGATGCAGCAGGCCTATGAGGCTTACTTCGCCGAGAAGGCCAAGCGCATCGACATCACCAACCGCTTCTCGTTCTATCAGGCTCAGTCCATCCTCCTGCGCGGCATGATCCGCGACGGTGACTCCTTCGCCGCCAAGGTCCGCAACGGCGCCGGCGAGGCCAAAATCCAGCTGATGGAAGCCCACCGCGTCGGCGACCCGCTGGAAGGCAAGGTGCCCGAAGGCATGCACGACGGCATTCAGTTCGGTCCTTATGGCGAATATATCGCCGTGAACGTCTACCGCTCGGACGGCTCCTCCCGTCAAATCTTGGCTCAGTCCATGATGATGGTCGTCGACCAGGAGTATGCCAGCGGCGCCCGCGGCGTCCCCCTGCTCCAGCACAGCATCAACTCCATCCAGGACGAGATGGAAATACTCGCCCTCGAAAAGCAGGCCGTGAAGGACAACGGCGACATCACCCGCATCATCAAGAAGCAGGGCGGCGTCCTCGATGGCGACATGGCGGGCGAACTCGGTGCCACTGTCAATGGCTCCTACGCCAACCTCGCGAACACGATGGGCGGCAAACTGATCGCGCTGGAACCCGGCGAGTCGATGGACTCCTTCCAGAGCAACCGTCCGAACGCCACCTTCACGGGCTTCCTCGCGGCGCTGGAACGCGACATCTCGCAGGGCGTGCTGCCTTACGAGTTCGTCGGCGACTCCTCCAAGCTGGGCGGCGCCACCGTCCGCCTCGTGACGGCTAAGGCGGGTCGCGTCTTCTCCAAGTACCAGCAGGTAATCATCGAGCAATTCTGCGTCCCGACGTGGGGCTATATCATCGGTCAGGCCATCGCCGCCGGCGAACTCCCTGACGACCCGATGTGGAACCAAGTCTCCTGGACGACCCCGAAGAGCGTGACCGTCGACGCAGGCCGCGAAGCCGCTAACGACCGGGCGGACGTTGAGATGGGCCTCCTCTCGATGTCCGAACTCTACGCCCAGCGCGGCCTCGACTTCCGCACGGAGATGCAGAAGCGGGCCGCCGACATGGTGCATATCAAGAACCTCGCCGAAGAATACGGCATTCCTTTCGAGCTTCTCTTCCGCCCGACCAACACCCCTGTCGGAACGATCAGCGGGGACGTGGAGGACAGCCCGGACATGGGCGAGACGGAGGACGAAGGCGAAGGCGAAGACGAACCCGCCGACCTCGAAGAACCCAAGGAACTCGACGAACCTAACTCTTAATTCCCATGCCCCGCTTCCTCATTAATGGCTTGTCTGGACGAGAAGCCCTTTTAATCGACCCGACCAAGGCCAAGGACCACGCCGTCCTCGCCGAGAAGTTCGGCTTCACGGACATGCTCGCCCAGCTCTTCGGCGTCGCCCCGAAGCCTTACGTCGTCGACGGCATCGGCATCATCCCGGTCGTCGGAGTCATCGGCAAGGGCCTCTCGCCCCTCGAAAAGATGATGGGCGCCGTGGACGTGAACGAAGTATCCGAAGCCCTTGACCTGTTCGCCGCGAACCCAGAGGTCGAGAAGGTCGCCCTGCAAATCTCCTCCCCTGGCGGCACCGTCACGGGCGTGGAAGAACTCGCCAACAAGGTCCGCAACTTCGGCAAGCCCACCCTCGCCTACACGGACTCCGAGATGGCCTCCGCCGCCTATTGGATCGGTTCGGCTGCTGACCGCGTCGTCGCCAGCCCGTCCTCGACCGTCGGCTCCATCGGCGTCTACATGGCTATCCCCGACTACTCCAAGGCCGCCGAGATGGCGGGCATCAAGATGGTCGTCATCAAGTCCGGCAAGTTCAAGGGAGCCGGCATCGAAGGCACCAGCCTGGACGAGAACCAACTCGGCAACCTCCAAGCCTCCGTGGACACCATCCATGCCGAATTCAAGGAAGCCGTGAACATGAAGCGCAAGATGGTGAAGGCCGAAGCCATGGAAGGTCAGACCTTCTCCGGCAAACAGGCCGCCCAGCAGGGACTCGTCACGGGCCTTGCGGACTCCTTCAACGACGCCCTGCGGTCCTTTTAATTCCAATCAAAGCAAACATAAGATGACCATTGAAGAACAGCTGCTCGAAGCCACCGCCGCCATCTCGGGCGTGACCGCTGAACGTGACGACCTCCGCGCCACCGTGGAGAAGCTCACCGTCGGCGCCGCCTCCGAACTCGAAGCCCTCAAGGTCGAGGCCGCGTCCAAGGACGCCAAGGTCGCCGAACTGACCGCCGCCCTCGAGGTCGCCGTCAAGGAAGTCGAAGCCTTCAAGGCTCAGGTCGCCGAGCAGGAAGCCGCCAAGGTTTCCGCCTCCAAGGAAGCCGCTAAGATCGTGGCCTCCGTCGGCGTCGCCCCGGTCGAAATCACCCCCGCGGACGCCAAGCCCTCCGCCGAGGCCGTCGACCATCTCGCCGCCTTCATGGCCCTGCCTGTCGGCTCCAAGGAGCGCAACGACTACTTCGCCGCTCACAAGCACGCCATCATCAAGGCTGCTCTCTGATTTTCCCCTAACCCTCACCCAATAATATAAAACTATGGCTAACTCCATCGTCGCCGCTCCGAGCATCCTCGCCGAGAGCGTCATCGCTTCCCTGAAGGGCAAGCTCCCCGCGCTCCGCGCTTTCTCCTCGGTCTTCTCGGCCGCTGAGTCGGCTGCGGGCAAGACCGTCCAGGTTCCCCTGATCGGCACGTCCACCGCCACCGAGTTCGGCTCCGGCGGATATCTCACCCAGGACGACGCGACCATCACCGCCGCGAACGTCACCCTGAAGCACTTCAAGGTCTCGTCCCGCTTCAGCCCCCTCGACGTGAAGATGTACGGCGCCTCGTTCCTTTCGAACGCCTTCGTCCCGACCGCCGCCAACGCCCTCGCTGAGAAGTGCCTCTCGGAAATCGGCGCCCTCATCACCGCCGCGAATTACAGCTCCGGCACGAACACCGGCTCCAGCCTCTCCTACGCCGAAGTCGTCGCCTCCAAGGGCGTCCTCGACGCCGCCAAGGCCGCCGAACCCCGCGCGTTCATCCTGAACCCGACCTACGCCAACAACCTCCTGGGCGACGCTACCATCATCGGTAACTCCGTCCTCGGTGCCGGCATCCTGACCTCGGGCCAGATCGGTACCCTCGCCGGTGCCTCGGTCTACCAGTGGAACAGCCTCCCGACCAACAGCGAGTCCCTCGCGGGCTTCGGTTGCGGCGCGGACTCCATCGCGGTCGCCAGCGCCCTGCCTATGGGCGAAATCCCGGGCTTCGAAGTCGCCAACGCTGTCGACGCCGACACCGGCCTCGGCGTGCAGGTGCTCATGGGCCAGGAGCAGTCCGGCTACTACAACGTCACCGCCACGCTGCTCTTCGGTGCCGCTGTCGGTCGCGCCTCGTCCCTCAACCGCCTCACCACGGCCTAATCAGCCGCCGAAAGGCAACGAACAAGACCCCCAGCGATGGGGGTCTTTTTTTGTCCCTACCAATCCGGGCAAGTATAGGATGAGCCTCTACTCTGAGTTTCTGGCGGACGCCAAGGAGATGATCGCGGACTTCGGCGTCGCCGGGTCTGCCAACGCTGGGGCTATCACCTTCAAGTGCCTCATCTCCGACCCCGCCGTCTCCACCGTCCTTGAGGCAGGGGGATATATGGAGCGGACCCAATACTCTGTCCGCCTCCCCGCTGTAACGGCCTCCTGGAGCCTCCCAGACGGGTCTATTGGGGCATCGGCGGCCACCCTTCGCGGAGGTGTGCCCATCGCCTCCCTCGCCCAAGGGAAGAAAATCGT